GATCGAACTTGGACCAGTAGGCGGGTTGAACGGCGAAGGTCATCGGGGTTCGTTTGGTATGAAACCAGTATAAGGGGGCAGGGGACGTCCTTAGCGGGTTTGGTGGACAGTCCCCCAACTGGTCGGGCAGCCGACCTGAGTATAACTCAGAAGTCGTAATTTACCACACGATCTTCACAGTAACCGCGCTTGGAGTGAGTGAAGTAATCGGTCTTAGACTTGCCTCCACTTTGAGTGTACATTGCTCGACAATAGAAGTCAAAACCTCTCTCATCCTCCTGCCATTCAGGCATCGAACGGTATTCCTGAAGCAGAGCATTTTGCTTCTCCAGGAAGTCAGCATAGAGGTCACGCTTAGCAGTAGAGACTACATCGTCAGCGAAGAAGATTGTCGTCTCATTGTACTTCTTACTGCTGAAGATATAAATGACACCTACCTTAGGAAGTCCTCCATTGTAGGTAGGATATGCTTGCTTCGAAGACTTACATTCAATGTCATAAGTCTTCCCGTTGTAGTGTACACGGAAGTCGGGAGAGTTTTGAATACCATTGGGTTGATATTCATAGGTCAGGTTAAACTTCTTCAGAAGATCTTCAACCTGATTCTCATGATGAGAGTTGTCTTGAGAGTTGCTTGCGTACTTAAGATTCAGACACTCAAGAAAGAATTGATTCAGAGTGGACATTAGTTTCTCCTCGGACTTGATCGCCCGTTGTGAGTAGTTTAGGATCGGTGGGGGTTCCCTCCGATGCTCCTATTATAGGGGGCAACTCTGCCGCCCACGGAGCATGGGTGGACAGTACGCTCACTGGCACACCTCTTTGTTAAACTTAGCGTTGTTGAAGTTAGCATAACTGAACTGCTTACGATTGACCAGTTTCATTGTGCCGAACTCATTGGAGTAGACATAACCTTCGGAGTCAATTCGATCATGTCCAATGTAAGCAGCAGGACCATCATTGCGGCAGAGATAGAGTGCATCATCCTTGATAGATTTCACCAGTGCCCACAATCCAAGCAGGTTAGGATCACAGTCGAATTCGCTATTCACAACAGGGCGATTCTCACGAATACATGCATTCAGTTGCTGCTTAATTTGCTTTGCTTTCTTCTCATCAACAAAGGTGACCATTTGTGCCATTTGTCTAGCAAACTGAATCACCTCAGAAAGGTCACTGAAGGATTGGAGAGAGGTGTCATAATCACCACTGAAGATCCGTGCCTTAGGTTTCACGAACTTACAGAAGTCTGTGCTACCCAAGTTCTCAGTCAGAGGGATTGCCCAACTATCACGGAGATCATCATTTGCCTCATAACGGGTATGTGGAGCAATGATAATCTTCTGGTCAATTACTTCACTGAACTGATAGGTGATTGTGTTTGGAGTGTATTCTGACTGTCCACCGAATCCGATAAAGTCACCTTGGAAAATACCGTCTGTAGCAGGCAACCAATCAAGACAAGTGTGAAGAATCTTTGCAACTTCCCCTTGATGGTTAGCATCAATGTCAGCATGGGATTCGTTGATCTTGATCTTTACTTTGTTGAAGACACTTTTGGTGCCCACGAAGAAGTTACCCGTAGCAGGATTGCGTCCCCATACAATAGCGGGAGCGCCGTCGATCTTAACGCTGAGAGTACCTGCTGCCTCAAACCAGTCCAGAGCATTCAGGTCACCCGTCAGGATGGTGTCTTCGGGGTGTTCGATGTGTTTGTTTTGCATGTGCTTAGTATGGCAGGTCCTGAGGTGCTTTGGGGGGTTTGGTGGACAGTGTGCCAACTGGTCGGGCAGCCGCTTCGCGGTATAAAGAAAGGGGCACGAATGCCCCCCTATTTGTTATGCGAACATGAATCCATCTTGGAATTCGTACTCATTGTAAACAGGAGAAGTTCCTGCCTGTCCGATGAACTTATGAACGAACCAATTGAAGTTCCTTTGAACTACACATTCGCCCTTGATTCCGTGCTCCGAAAGAATAGCATTCAAACGGGATTTGGTAGTCTTGGATTGATGTCCACCATCAAAGATTTGAACGAAGTCATCACCAACCACGGCGATCTTGTTACCGTGAAGGAACACTGTCGACTCGTTAGTTTCGGGGTTGTAAGCGACAGCAGTGTTGTCAGATTGCCAGTTGCGGTTGTCACAAATGGCAGCGTTCATTTCCTGTTCGATCTTACGCATGGAAGTCGTTTCGTTTGAACTGAAGTCAGTATGGCACGGGATCGGGGGGCAGCACAAGCGGGTCTGTGCCACCCCTTCAATTGTCACCGCCAGTCCAGGAAGGTGGCGGGGTTGCCGTAGTCTCCGATCACGATTCCGTCCTGGCGGACTTCGGCGTATCCGAACTCTTCAGAGAGGGAGTAGCAGAGGTCCCATGCCCGATCGGCGTCGGTGGTAGTGTTCTCCCAAGGAGCAGCAGGGCAGATCACGTCAAGGCGCATTTGGTTTCGTTTCGTTTGGTATGCAGTCATTATAGGCACGGGTCACCCCAGTCGAGCGTAGGGAGCGGTCACTTCGCTCGCTGGCACACGGGTCACGGTCAGGCGCTTCCATCCTTCGATCTGATAGTAGCGGATCTCCTCAATGACGGAATTGACCACGTTGTCGTGCTGGCGGGACATGCCCTTAGCAGTGGTTGCCTTGCGACGCTTGCGGAATTCAACGGCAGTCGTACCGTCAGCGCGGTCAAGTTCCACACGGTAGAAGGCGAAGGCAGTCACGGCGATCGTTTCGAACTGAAGTCATTATAGGCACGGGGTCGGCACGAACACGACCCCTAGTGTGCCACCTTGCCAACTGGTCGGGCAGCCGACCTGAGTATAATTAATCCTCCAGCAATTCGGGGTAGTATTCTTTAACTTCAGTAATCAATTCTTCGTCCGAATACTTATCATAACTCTCACTCATGTTATCATAAAGAATTGCCATCATAGTTTTGATGTCCATATCCTCCAGGATTTGCTGGATCATGTTGTCTTGAAGTTCAGAACGGTTCATGAGTTTCAGTTAAGAATGTATCAGTAATCAGTGTTTCCTTTGATGTAACCTTCTACATCAAACTTTTCTTCTTTCTCCCATTCTTCTTTATACTCAATGACATCGAAGATCTCACCAGGAGCATCAGCAATCTCGGTCCAGAGTTCATCAAACATGGGTCAATTCCCGAACACTTGAATACAATACACGATCTCGGTGCCCTGTGGGGGTTTAGTGGACACCTCCCCAACTGGCACAGGGGCAGCCGCGATTCTCAATAAAAAATGTCTATTGAGAATCAGAACGGTTAGTATCTAGAATCGTTCATGAATTCTTTATACACTTCGGCAACTTCTTCCCAGTGATAATCTTTTAAATCACCACATTGGCATTCCATGTAGTCATAAACCATGCCCCAATCGGCATCGGTTTCCATGATAAACTGCGGCAGAGATTGAAGGGCGGATTGAAACATTGCGTTTTGATTCATGAGAGTACAATACACGATCTCGGGGGGAATTCAACCCCCCTTGTGCCACTTCTCAGACCGTCCGCACGTAGGTATACAGAGCACGGATATCTTCGATCAGTGCTTTACACTCAGGCACGAACACGGTATTAATCCATGCCCAGAAAGTCTTGGCACCATCGATAACCTGCAGCACGAACAATTGAGTCCGTTCGGTCATGTTATGCTCTTGCCACTTCTCTGCCACGATGATAGCAACGGCAGTCACGAATGCACAGAAGATCTGTACACCATCCATGAAAGTGTTGTAGTGTTTCTTATAATCAATCTCGGTGATCATCTCCACGAAAGCATCAGCGGGAGGAAAGGATTTAGTGAGTTCCATTGTTGTTTTGTGTGTGGCGAGTTTGTGTAGAGAATTTCTCAACCACGAAGTAACAATACCCCACCGCCAGGAGCAATGGGGCAATCGGTGTGCAGTTCACGAATTGGCACAGGGTCCAAGTAAACTACAGGCATTCTCAACAACAAGAACTAGTTGAGAATCAATAAGATCTTCTATTGAGAATTAAATTTAATCGTGCCAATCTTCAAACTGGCACATCTAGAAGATATCTGAGTAATCCTCGATGCTAATATCAACTTCTTCGTCACCTTCTAGTTCCAGAAGATCTTTCCAATTGATATCTTCTAGTTCTAGATCATCATAACACACAATGTCTAGTGTAACACGTACTAGGCGTTTCTGTGCTGTGTACATGAGTCTCGTGCGTGTGTGTTCTAGTGTGGAGTATGTGTGTATATTATATCATGCGTAGTGACGATACGCAAGTGTCTCGTATGTGTCATTATCTCGCGCATAATCATCATCTGCATCTGCATCTAGTGTGTCTAGTGCATATGATTGTATATAATGCTCATACATCTCGTCGAGATCGTATGTGTAATCTTGTGTGAATGAATAGTCGAGATCGTAATCGTCGTACATAATTCTCGTCGAGATTGTGTATGATACTTGTTGATTATACTGTATTCTCGTCGAGATCGCAAGTCCTGTATCTGCCTGATTCTCGTCGAGATGCATAATAATATATATGTATTCTCGTCGAGAATTGTGTCATAATGCTAATATATCTCGTCGAGATTCTATGAGACCATGTGTATATCTCGTCGAGATTCTTATAAGATTTGTGTGGGATCTGGGAAATTTCTGCGCCGCCCCTTGACTTTTATGGGCGCTCGTGTTATAATCTGCGGACTAAACTCACAAGACCTAGAAGGGTTTAGAAGGTATTAGAAGGGTTTATAAGGCATTAGAAGATATTAGAGAGTATTAGAGAGTATTAGAAGATATTATTCTCAATAAAACCACTTATTTATTATCAATTACAGAGTACTTATTGAGAATCATAAAGAATTTGCCGGAGTCTTGAGAAAAATGATAATATACAATACATTATTAAATATATACAATGAATTAATAATAGTATACAATACTAATGTCTCAGGGTATCATCTACATCATCATCAATAGAAACAACGGATACAAATACATCGGTCAATCACTCCTATCCCAGAATAAAGTCTGGCAACACCACATACAGAGTGCGATACGTATGAGTCAGGAACCCTTACACAAGGCAATGCGTAAGGATGGTAATCATAACTTTATGATTAAAGAATTAGATGATTGTAATGAGAGTATATTAAATGAGAGAGAACAGTATTGGATAGATCAATATAAACCAGAATACAATGGTGATATAGAAGTTATTGAGAAAGAAGATATCATAGAAGTAATAGAACCCATTAAAGAAATCAATAAAAATTGGGGATTCTATTCAGCAGAGAACAGAGGTAATGGTAAAAGTTCTGGTATTAAACTACAGGGACTAAACATAGAAACGGGTGAAACCATTAACTATGATAGTGCAAGAGATGCGGCAGAAGATATTACTGGAGATAGAAGAAACAATACCAATATATTAACTGCTGCCAAGAAGGGAAGAACCGCATATGGTTATAGATGGAAGATGTTAGAACACAAAACCAAGAAAAGGAAGATTAAAGCAGTACATCGTATTACTTGGGACGAATACTACTTTGAATCAATATCACAGGCAATTAAACAGATCTGTCCGAATAACAATTCATCTAACCTTTATAAAGCACTGAAGAGTAATGGGCGTTACACTTATAAAGGTTATATGTGGTTCTATATGTGATCAGTCTAATCCCAACTTATCTGCTGCCCGTGACATTCTTGCTCTTTGATTCTGTCTTCTTAACTGTTGTTGAATCTGTGGTTGATTTGCTCTTGCCTGTGCCGCTGCCTTTCTTTCGGCATCAGAACCAATCAAACTATCAATACCTTGCTTTGCTCTTTCCGTCGTTCTTTCCTGTGCCGCTGCTCTACGATCCGCCGCTGCCTGACGCTTTTGTGCATCGGCAGCAGTAATCTTGGGTGAAGGACGTTGAACATTAGGAGTTCTTGGAGTTGTCTCACCTTTTGCCTTTAGAATATTCGCGGCAGCACCAATAGCACCAGTCACTAATGGAGCGGCAGCACGAACACCTAATCCGACTAATGGTGCCGCGAGTGCTGCTGCTTCCTGAAACTCCTTATAAGTCTTCATCGTTCCTTGATGTTTTTTCTCTTATTTATTTCATCACCATTTTCCTAATGGACATTCGGCAGAACTGAAAGCAACCTTCTTCTGCATGAAACATCCACATTTCTTACATCTCTTTCGAATACGATCGAAACTATCACATCCCTGACAAATATCATATCTTCTCTGTTCCTCAAATTTATCAACAAATATTGAGGATCCAGTGAGAGCATCGGATCCAATATCCTTTGCCAGTCCTAATAAATTCTTTCCTTGTTGTACCAGTGATGGGAACTTGTCCTCCCCCTGATTATTCTCCTGTGACATTGAACCACCCCGTTATAACATATTTTGTACCAGAAAGAACTAGTCCACCACGATGAGCATGTGTTAATCCTGCTGGCCAAAGTAGTAGTGCTCCAGCTTCTGGTTTTATTCTTTTATGATAATATAAAAACTCCGTTTCTCCACCCTCAAAATCATCATTCAAATAAAACATCCATACAACCTTTCGAGTGGCATGTGATACTGCCGTGTTCTCATCGTGCCATACATGATATCCACCACCAGCAGGAGTCTTCTGTACCTTCTGACAAGTACTATAAAATGATGATGTTTTTAAATGCCCATAGGTGTTCACATAATCAGCAAAACACTCCATTAATACATCATTCAAATCGCGCTCCACCATACCATTGATTGAACATGCCATATGTGATAAATCTAATGCCCAATCAAATCGACCAGCAATTGTTTCTGGAAATTGCCCGTTCTCACAATATACCGAATTGGTACGGTGATAGTGATCAAATGCATCAATTACACTTTCACAAAATTCTAATGGAAGCGCATTTCTGTACATGGCAATGAAATGATCATATTCACCCTTGATCATCTCCTGTTCCTGATTCTCCATTGATTGCCGTCTCAATTTCATTAAAGATAAACCTTTCAAAACTTTCGTAGTGTTGTCCCCATTTCCCTAATGGACATGTTTCCATTGGTTCCGATATCTTGGCAGGAATATTACACCCACATTCCTTACAAGCATTTCGAACAGGAAGATATAACTCACAATTCAAACATATTTCTTTCCTTCTCTGCTCTTCCTCGTATAATGTCCATGATGATGGTGGATTATCAATAAATTCACATAAAAACTTATATGTGAATTTACACAGTTCATCGCGTTCCATAAGTTAAAAGTTTTATCTAATTATAACACAATAATTTATATTAGGTCAGAAAGCAGTGGCATTATTGAGTAGACCCTTGATATTGGTGTTTCCAATGTACTTCACCTTACTCTTGGTATTTGAATATATCGCATGTCCTGCCTTTCCACCCTTATCGGTACTATTTGCTCTGTTTGTTGAGTTTCCTCCTGCCTGTCCGAATGCTCCACCAGCAGCACCTTGTTCGCCATCATTTCCAGTGCCACCACCTATTGTTTCAATCTGTCCAACACCAGTATTACCATACCAAACTGTATTACAAGTTGAAGTGGATCCATTAGTTCCATTTTGACCATTATTGGGTGTATTGGCACCATGTCCTGCTCCATTTCCACCCTGTCCACCCTGTCCACCCTGTCCAGAATTTCCATTAAATGTAAACTCATATCTACATATCTTAGTAATGTTATTATAACATCCGCTAGAGGCATCACATCCTCTACCGCGACCGCCACCACGACATCTACATCTTCCTCCACTTCCATTACACATAGAATTGCCCCAACCTAACTTGTGGTCTACGGCAGTTCCAGTTAGATCAAATAACTGATTAGGGAAGTTTTGTGCCTGAACATTCTGATTTCCTTGGAAATTATTGAATGTTACAGTTTTATTTTCACCACATTTAGCTGAAGCACTGTTATAACAGGCGAATCGGGCACTACGAATTGTGAATCCAGAGTTGGTGACAGTTTCAGTATTAGTTACTCTTTTAAAACGGCACTGTGCCGTAGATGCACTATTACCATCTCTTCCGCCCTGTCCACCTCCTCCACCAGCATAAACGCGTCCGCTAGAGGCATCTAAAATAATATCCGTGCTATTACCTTCATTGGTATTTACGGAAACATTTGAATTTTGTTTGAGATATACGGCAGTACCACCTGCTTCTGCCTGTGTATTTGGACTACCACCAAGACCAGCAGCACCGAATATTCCAGCAGCATTATTACTGTTGATGGTACTATTTGTAGCAGTATCTACTTCAATTCTAAGATTATATGCCTCTGCACTAAGTCTTAATGCCGCACCGTTACCATGATTATATCCAGATCCGTCCCAAGTTGTTGGTCCATCATTACTAAAAACTCTTCCTTGAATGATTACTCTTTTTGGAACATTCTTATCTAAATTACTATTCCAAGCAATATCAGTTGCCATACTGAGTTCTTCATCACTACCCGTTTGAAGAACACTATATTCTTTTATGACTCCATTATTACCATTTCCTCTAAAATCACTGAATGCCATATTTGACTGAGAACTAGGAATTGTAGAGTTCTCAGTCGCATTTGGAACATAATTGGGATCTGAAGAGGATGATGACTGTGTGGTACTTCCGCTTTGAAAACTACCTGTAGGAATTGAGGTCGATGTTTTTCTATAATATTTTCCAAATCTCACATTATTCGTATTTCCACCAAAAAAGTTTCTGATTTCACTCAGTTTAATCTCACTATTTGCGCCAGAAAATTTTGTGGTGGAATTATTAGCAGTTGCCATTTATAAAGATAAACTTTTTTTTATTTATCCAGCAAGTTATATTTAATGGCAATAGTAAAACGATGTCGATCACGGAATGCTGTTGCTCGATGAAGAAGTGAAGCATCAAACATCACCATTCTATTTGGTATTGGTGGAACACCTTTTATCATATCACCAATATAAATTTGAGTTTCTCCACCATCATCTGGTTTCCATTCAAAGTTTGGATAGTATAGAAATGTTAGATCACCCTCTGGTCCATCAGTGTGAAAATATGGATTCTCGGATGGTGCAAAACAGTTTACATACATGCGATAGAGTTGATACTTACTATCATCAGGACCCATTGATTTTTTGATCCTACTTTCAAGTAATGTGTATATTTCTTCGGATGGTTTTATTTCATGAATTAATCCTGTTGGAGGAGTCGTACCATTATCAGTTTCACCATAGTGAAAAGAACATTTTTCACAATAGTTCATTATAAAATAATGCCGACGATCAGTAAAATAGTCATCGGATACTAATACTGGATTATTCTGGTCCATTATTGTTTTCCTCCTCCTCGTCACCAAATGATTCGATTCTTACATTAAATGATATTGTGATTCTCGGATACTTTGGGGTTGGTTTTCCTGGTCTAACCTCATGCTCCAGATATGCTGGAAACATTACAATATCACCCTCTTTTGCCCTCACTTTATAATTATCGGAATATCCACCAAATCCAGAAAATTCATGGGATGATGCCCGAACGTGACGAAGTGGATCAAGAAATGTTAGTGGTTCATGATTTTGAGTATCAAAATTTAAAAAGTGAACACAAGCATAATGGTTGGGAGTTCTATACGAACCAAAATGAGTATGTGCTTCTTGATATTCTCCATCAGAGTATGAGTTATACCACATATCTTCAATCGCACAACTAAATGTGGTTTCGAAGAATAATCCCAGTGCTTTTATGTATTGATTACGAATTTCTACGGATACATCACTATCACCCTTTAACATATCACCAAACTCTTCGTCATCAAATGATGTTATGAGTTTGTTGGTCAACCACCCTTCTGGGGCAACCTTATGTTTACCAGAATGTTCTTTAATCAAGGGAAGCATAAGTTCCTTGATTCTACCATTATCTTCTACAGTACCATGATATACTGAAACTGGAAATAAAGGTTCTCTATAGCGACTCATTTTTCTTCGTAAATACTATTTCTTGTTTTTACATACTTTAGTTGATGCCATGACTCTGGAAAACATATAACTAAAGTTCTTTCATTTCTGTGATGTGTACCGTGTTTAAGATCTTCTGGATGTTTTGGTGTTACTTGCGTCTCAATTGTCAAATACTCTTGATCCTTGAAATAGACCCATCCCTCTACACTGTACTTACCTTTTTCCCAACGAACATATTCATTGATTTGAGGGATGTACTTACTCATAGAAATGCTGCTTCTAAAGGATTTAGATTAAGTGGCATTGCCGTATACGGGGTAGTAGAGTTTATATCTACCTGATCACCTTGCTTGGTGGAATTGATAGGCGCGTAATACTGCCGTTCTTTTGTGTTGTAGAATCCCCAGATACAATGACATTCATTATGACCATTGTAAACAAACCCACGCTGATGAACAGTCCAAATTGAAACAACATTACGTTTAAATTGTAACGTCTCATATCTGTATCCTTTTGGAGCTTTGTGGGGAAAGTCATGAGGAAGTTCAAGCATTATCAACCACGACACGAAGGTAATTGGGATTGTGCCCCATTGCCATCAGTCTATTGAGTTTTTCTTCTGCGATGTGTCTGGGCAGTTTTACAGCATCCTGCTCAATAAGACCCCATCCAGTTGTGGTGTATTCTTCAATGCGATAAAGATTTTCCATTTGATTAGGTAGTAAATTCCTCAACAATACCCGATTCTAATTGACCTTCAAGTGCCAGAACCGTAGAATTCTGAATGTTGTTCCTCAGATTTCCATAGTATTTAACATTGAACTCTTGATCCCTTTCCGTAATCAAATCAAAACACTCATCATCATCAGATGCAATTACATTCCAGACTCCACCATATTCTGATTGGGGGAAAGGAACAAAGTGCTCAACGATGTAAAGAAACTTTTCTGCCATTGTTTTGTGTAAATTACTCCTTAATTGTAATTGAATTTGAACGATTTGTCAATGAGAGTTGCCGTTGAATCTCAACCTGAATACCAATTAACTTATTATAGAAAAAACTCTCATACTGATTGTCTTTTAGAAGTGATGTGATGTTCTGAACCTGAATCAGTGCCAGATGTAACTTCGTTTTCTCATTCATAGAAATTCTGCCATATAATAGTCCACCGTCACTTCCAACTCCGATGCTTTCTTCTCATAAAACTGATTAGTATATTCTTCTGCTTCCTTCCACTGCTCATAAGAGTGAATGTTTTCTTCGGCGTGATCCATAAAATCAGCAAAGGCAGAAAGAAACTGCTTGATGTCTTCGTCGTTCATGTTAGAAGGAGGGTTCAACATCATAGCGAAAAGAAACTGAGGTTTGATCCATATTATCGTACACTTCCCTTAATCGGTTGTGAAGCGTACTCGCACTACCATATTCTTTGGCAATTTGATTCTCATCACGCGATGTCAAGAGTTGTAGAGCGGAAAGAATTACTCCAATCTCATGAACATTAAGATTCACTTGCGTTTCTGTCATATTCCTCCTGTTGTTTTCGTAGAAACTCAATTTCACGATTAACTTGATCAACCTCTTTGAGAAGTTGTAACTTTCGCTTGGAAAGTTCGATGATGCTGCTTTCAAATTCCATCACTTAAATTCGATGCGGTCAAATACTAACATACCAATCTCAAAAAAGAGATCATCGTCCATATCACCCATTATAGCACGAATACCTTCGGCAACACCATCCTGTAGTGCCTGAGTGACATTGTCATCACTGATCAAATACTCAATGATTGCTGGTTTAATCGCATCAGCAATCTTGGTAACAGAAGAATGGGAGAGTTTCATCAGAACAAAGAGAGTTGATTGAATTGAAGGTGATCATCACAGGAATCATCATCCTGTAGATCAATCATATCAGTGTCAGTGTGCTTGAGGAGTTTGCCGAAAAGAAAGTCAACAAACTCTCTGTCCTCTTGAGTAATCATCACCAGCGAATGTAAGTTTGATCAGGATAGATACCGTTCTCTTCACAACGGCACTCATAGGCAATGCGCTTGAGCAACTCAATGTCCATATCCTCAATCTCTTCCAGAATGTTCTGGCGCAGTTCGCGGAGTTCGGTGTCGTTCATGGGGATTTCCCTGTCGATGCTCTTATTATAGGGCATCCAGGCGCTCCCAGATGCCCTTGTGTGCCACTTCTCAAACTGCCACAGGTTGCTGGAAATACAACCCAGCACGCTGCATCATATCAATCAATGCGCCCTGAATTGATTCCATCTCATCGCGCTCTTCACTAGTCATTTCCTCTTCAAAGTAGAACACATCAAACTCATTGAAGTTCACACTACCATTGGCAAGAATAGGGGCATAGAACAATTCACCTTCGGTACAAATAGTATAAACACAACCGTGATTCTCAACAGTCAGGAAAACACCAGTGAAGTTAGTCATGAAAAGATGTTGTGGATGAGGACTACAATCAGAGCAAAAAAGTAAAACATCAGCAGGAACAGGGGAAATATTCCTGAGGTTCGGTTAGAAAGTCGGTAACCTCATAACCAATATCAAGGCGAGCAGCAACAGTTTCAATCATTTCCTTACGGTTCATCAACCGCATAGATTTGGATTCACCCATAAACTTGAGCGTATAAACAAACTTATCGGTGAGAATGTTGTGGGGGCGAAACTCAACAACCATTGCTTGAGATTTGCCTTTGGAGGTCAGTTGCATCGGGGCGTCCCTTGATTACCTTCTTATTATAGGGCAGAAATGGGGGTTCAGAACCCCCAGTGGTCCAGTTCCTCAACTGGTACACTCGGTCCAGTTCGGAGCCCACATTACAACATAGGCTCCGTTATCGTTTTCCTGGGCTTCAAACCACTCCCCATATTCTTCGTACAGTGCGCGAACATTATCTTCCTCGTCTACCTCCGCATAACTCTCACACAGTGCGTAAATGTGGTCCAGTTGATCTTCAACAATGTCGGTGCGTTGTTCGTCGGTCATTGGTGTTCTGTGTTGATACGAAGTATCATAGCACCTGTGTCAGGCGATTCGGAAAGGACCGTACCACTTCGCCAACTGTCACAAGATTTCTATCTAACAAGTATTCGTGGTACAGTTCTTCTTCCATATATCGTGCTTCTACCTCGTGTGGTTGATGCCAATACTCATACTTTTCCACTGGTTCTTTACAATAACACAATTTTCCGTAACGGGAGCGCAGGGAACCACGTATCCACTGTGCCAGGTGCGTCAGTTCATGTAAAAGAGTTTTTGTATACAACTCCTTACACATATAGGTGTCCAGTTCAATCAGAAAGTGGCGTGGGCGATAAGATTCATCCGCAGTGTCACAATATCCATAAACGTGTTCACGTTTCAATCCACGATGAACAATATCAATTCTGATCTTGTGGCGTGGGAAATACTTATTCAGAAACCAAGAGGTAACATCCTCACAGAGTTTCTTAGAATAACCATATCCAGAATGGCAGATGTAAGACATTGACCCCAATGGAGAAACCAAACAAAAGAACTAATGAAGATGAGTTTGTGTGTTGTTGTCATCCCCAAGCACTCATAAACTCATCAATGTGAAAAGTATCATCGGTGCCAGTCTCTTCAACCAACTCATCATAGGTCATATCTTTTAACATAGTGAGGTAATCCTCTGGCTCAATGTCAACTCCAGGTTCGAAGTCATCGTGACACAGAAACACATACTCATTGTAAAGTGCGTCGATTAGTTGCTCTTTAGAAACGCTCATTGTCCTTGTTGAGATGATTGAACCAGGGTGAAAAGAGTGCTAGTGCTGCCCATACAACACTAGCAAGAATGATGATAATGTATATCATCGCTGGTAAAGATAACCACCAGCCCAGTCTGCATTTTCCAGCAACCATTCACGCTGATTGATAATGCGGAGGTCATAACGAACACCTTTGGCAGGTGCTTTCCAACTGGCGGACTTATACACTTCGCCAGTCTTCTTATCTACAAAAGCGTGAACACTGCGTCCACCGCTAGAATCAACCATAATGACTTTGTGATACTTACGCCCAGTTTCAGGGTAGTATTCAACACCATTAGTGTCTCCATACTGCTTCTCATAGTTGTGGCGAAGTGCCTCACAGAGAGCATAAGTGTGACCAAGAACTGCGTTAGCAATGTTCTCTCGTGCCTCTTGCTGGGCAGAGTATTCAGCGAAGGTAACAGGCATTGGTTTGTTGCTTATGAAAGTATTATAGGGCATCCTGGTGGGGTTTCAGTGCCCTTTGTGACAGTTCATTCACTGTCCCACTGTTCGGTTCCTCGTAGTTGTTCATCCAACTGGCGCAGAATACCTTCCCTGGTATATGCTCCAGTAGCACTTTTGCGTCGTTCCATTTCTTCTTCAATCTTCTGAGTGATAGAAGCGTGGCGGCGGATCTCTCCACCCATTGACATATTCTTCTTGGTTTGACTCATGCAGAACTGTAGTTGCATCAGTTCCATATCGTCCAGTTCAAGCATAATAATTCCTCAATAAACAAGTTCAGTTGCTACTTCCCAGTAGTCGTCTTCTTCAAGCACACCCATCCAATCTTTGGGGTCAGTTTCATAGATTTTGATTTCCCTAAGTTCGTCAATCAGCTCAGACAAGTCCATGAAAGATCCTCAAGTTGTTTGGTTATTGTAGCATAATGCGGTCTAAACCGCTAGTGCTCCTTCGGGTATTTCCTGACCTTCCATGTAGGATTCACGCCAGGAACAGGTATCATAACACAACCAACCCTCGTCCTGAGTATAAACATAAGAATACTCTTCGCTGTTCTGAAGATACTCACCCAGGTCTTTATCAAGGCGGGGAGGAAGATTCTCACCACGCTGGGAGTAGTATTGAGGACCATAAACTCCCACAACACCAGTATCATCCCAGCGGTCATCAGTCCAGCAGGAAGACATATCGCCACCGTCAATCAGTTCGGAAGCAAGAGACTTTCCGTTGTAATGGGTTTTCAGGATGCGACCCAACCACTCAGGATAACCATCCCAATGATGATAAACAGAGAGCACAGAACCGTCTTTAAGTTCAAGACCGATGCGAGCACGGGTTGCCATTGGGCGTCTGTCGATTACCTAGTTATTATAGGGCATCCAGAAGTGGGTTCGAATCTCCCTGTGACACTTCCTCACTGTCACACCGCTCTCTTGCGATATCTGTATAGTGTTCACTAAGATCTATACCCACAAACTTTCTATTTTGCCTGAGAGCAGCAACTCCAGTGCTGCCAGAACCACAGAAAGGATCCAGTACCGTAGAATCCACAGGAGAATAGATCTTGATAAGATACTCCATCAAACTGATCGGTTTGACTGTAGGATGATCGTTATATTTGCCTTTTTCTTTCCTTGTGGCGCGTGGAGCATAAAAATACTTTTGATGAGCAGTTTCAACCTCCCCAATGATGTTCATCGGGTAACGTCCTCTAGGATCAGCATCTTTTGTGCCATATTCTTCCTGAGTTCCAGTTGTTTTGCCATCCCTACCAAATGTACGACGTTTGTGTCCTTCGGCAACCCAACCTTTGGGAGGTTCTTTCTCCCAAGGCACACGAGTATTCTCTACATCAATCAAACCACATCCCCACTCTTCAAAGTTCTTCTGAAGAGATCCTTGATAGGGTTTCTGCCCAACTACAATCGGTTCATGAGCAGGTTTCAACCTATTATACTTTGCCATCTTTGTGGTTGTCATCCACATAATCTGGTCTTTTATAACAAAACCAGCATCTTCTACATTACATGCTAGGCGATGATACAATTCTGGGGAGCAAAAAGCAAGACAAAAAGCACCAGGACGAAGTGTGCGATATACTTCACGCCAGATGTCTACATCGGGAACAGAATAATCCCAGTGATCCATACCCATACCATACGGGGGATCAGTTATACAAGAATGAAAGAAGTTGTCTTCATAATTGGACAGAACCTCTTTACAATTTCCAGTTAAAATAGAAAAGGGCACGGTCATCCAATAAACAATCACAAATTTAGCATAAAAAAAGGAGGGCGTCAACCCTCCAATTTATCAATCGTCGTAAACTCTACACTCAGAAGCATCAGGATGTGTATCACAATATAACTCAAGAGGAGTTGGATCGTGTGACTCACCAGGATGATTCTCTTTATATGCTTTCAGTGCTTCCAATTCTTCTTCAGTGTGTCGGCGTGACTGTGGAGAAATAGTTGGGTCATTCAAAAGATCCTCATCCTTTTGAATGTGTTGGTCGATGTTTTCCATAGTTTTGTAACAGGATAATACTTATTTATTTTATTGAGGGGTGTTAGAGTGCTTTCCCTCAAGACTTCGAACCA